AGTAGACCAGTATGGTACAATATTAGTGTTATGTGCTATTAGATGGATACTGCCATTAGTAACAGCTCTATATCTATAACGTGGGGAAGGATTAGTTAACCCGGAAGTAGTAACAGTAGACCAAGCGGATCCATTGTATCTACTTATATTATTAGTAAGAGCACCATCCCATGGTATTACATAAATATAACTGCCTAAGTTAAAGGAAGTTAAATAGTAAGTAAGATTAGTTAGTGTTGTATCTGTCCATGTAACACCAGTACTAGACTTAAGTATAAGTGGTAAGCCACCACCAGTGGTTGCTCTACCAAATACAAAGTAACCTATACTAGGGTGGTAACTTGCTCTCCAGTAATTACCTGAAGGTACAGTTCTGGCCGTCCAGGCACTACCGTCTGGGCTAGTATATATAGTGGTTATAGCTGCACTACCTGTTACTGGGAAAGGTACATATATGTATAAACCGGCAGCATAGTATAAATGTCCGTCTGTATAGAAGTCAGTACTATTAATTGTAAGTGTAGTAGCTGCCCCTGTATTAACATAAGTATCAAAAGTAGTAGTACCTGCAACACCAAAAGTATCTATCTGATCATGCGCAACACTAGTAAGTGTACTTGCCACATTTCTATCTACTTTACTAAATGTCCAGTTAGCAGTATCATCTGTTACGCCTTGGTATACTTTATAGTCAGTATACGCATCTGCGTAACTGATAACATTACCACTATTATCTATATCTAGAAAACACGATGGGGGTGCAAGGTAGTGATTGTATCCGGCCGCAGTTGCTTTAATTTTTGTGAATGTTTCTGTTACGGTATATGTAGTAGTAGAACCTGAAGAGTCTCTAACGCTTACAGTAAATACAACTGTAGCAGTATCAGTAGTCATTGCGGTAATATCTGCATAAGTTACAGAAGTACCCGCAGCAGTAACACTACCTAAAGTTAAAGTACCTGAAGTAACTGTAGCGCTAACACTGAAAGTGTCCGCTCCGGATGCTCCATAATTCATCAACGCACCGCCACGAGTAACTGTTATAACAGTTCCTGTGTTAGGTGCTGGCGGAGTAAACGCACCAGCAGAATCAGTTATTACACTTGCTGTAGTTCTAGAAATATTTACTATTACTGAGTCATCGGCTTGTTTACTATAACTAATTGTAAATGTAGGACTTACGCTAGTTAAATATCCTGATTGTGTAGCAGTTACTCTGTAATTTACATGGGTAACTGTAGTACCTACTAATGTTTCAAATACGGTACCTACAATATTTTGACTACTACCGCTACCTAATGATACCCAGCTACTCGGCGATGTGGAAAGTGAATATTCCCAACTAAAAGAAGCCGAAGTAAATACTGTGGTATTTGCTGTTAGTGTGATAGAAGAGGGAGTTATTGCTCCTGCATTTTTTGGTCTTAAGAAGCTACTTCCATTACCAGAAATAGTAACAGTAGTAGCTATAAGTCTAGGTGATGTACCTAATAGAATATTGTCTCTATCGTTTACAATTGCAGCCATTTAGATCAATACCTCTACTTCTATTCTTCTACTTAACCAGTCGGGATTTAATGATACTACTTGTCCTGTACCACCACTACCTAGGTTAAATCTATTATTATATAATACAACTTCTTGACCTAATTCTAAAGAAAGTAATTTAGAATTACCAGTGAATTTATACGTGGTTCTAGGAATTTTGAAAAAGTTTCTTAATCTAGTTGCTTCTGGAGTTGCATCTAGATATGTTAATAATAATGTATCTTTTTGTACTGGGTCACCGTGTAGTTTATATTTAGCTTGTACAGTAGTATCTACAGCAGTTTTAGTAAACCACTCAGTATTAAACATATCCTTATGTTGTTCTGGGATACCAGTAATTAAACCTGACTGTACAGTCCAATTTTTACAATAGCCTATTTTTGACGCGGCAACTACTTCTGTTCTTCCACTAATAGATAGTGTCCCATCTATGATATCTTCTATAAATACATCAGTAGATGAACCTGTAGGATCGCCTAGTCGTAATATCTGTAGTTTACCTAATCTATTAAAGTATATTTGAGCACCGATACTATCAGCTATTTGTTGACAAATAGCTATTACGTTTTCTTTATCGGCTATCAGTATACCTACACTTTGTGCATTTGCTGAAGCAAATGCTGCTAAATTTGTTAAGTCCAGATCAGAGGCACTGAGTACAGTTGTACTTTTACCATACTGAGTTGTAATAAGGGCTATAAGGTTAGCTATATTATTATCATAAGTACCAGCTACCAACGCTCCAGTAGTAAGATTAATAGAATCTTTAACTCCCTGTACACTTGCTGTTAGTTGTCCTACAAGTGGGTGTGTAAGTACAAACTTACCGTTCGCTAAGTCTAGCGTAGCACCTGTAGTTAGTACACCTCTAGTATATATTGGTACACCGTTATCTCTCAGTTCTATGATTGATTCCGTATTACCTTTATTGACCATATACTCTAACATGGAGGGGTCTATTAATAAAGGTTCAATATTATGTACTTCTCCAAATACTATTGGTTTAATAGTATCTTGGTTATTTTGTTGATAAGCCCAAGTACCGTAAGTACCTAACTTATCTTCTGTTAATGGAGAGTTTAGTCTTTCCATCTTATCTCTAAATTTAAAATTTAAAGTGTTGATATTTTTTGAGTCTATATCGGCAATAAGGCCCGTGAATATAGTTATGAAATCAGTCTTTAAAGTAGCTAAATTGCTAACAATATAAAATGGATCGCCTAAATAAAGTGTTATAGGTCTATTAACCCAAATATACTTAGCTTTATCTAGCCAGTCGTCATACTCTCCATTAGTATTTAGTATTTCTAAATCACCCGCGGAAAAACTAACTCCGCCGTCTAGTGATAAATTCTCACTGTAACCTACTTTACCTGTTATAATTGGGTTAAATGCTAGACTACTATCAGAAGTTACATATCCAGTTGTTGATAGATAAACATATATTTCAGTATTGGCAACTACATCTAACACACCAATTTCCGCAAAAACAGCATATATAGACTTTTCATCTTCGAGCCAGGTTTGGTCTAACGCCATTTAACCTCCTAATATTTTCTTACCATATTATACTATGATAGTTCGAACATATCAAGCAGAATTTTAATGAGCATAAAAAATCCTCCCGAAGGAGGATCTTTTAAGCTAGCTTAACTTTGTTTCGTTCTTTCCAGTCATCAGAATCGTTATCGTTAGCTGCAACTAATTTGTCTGCAGCTTTACTATTAGCATCGTAGTTAGATGCAATTAGATGACCTGTTTGTTCCTTCTGTTCTTGTCTTAGAAGTACTAATTCTTGTTTTAGATTTTTGAGCTCGTCTACTAATGCTTGGTTGTTACCCATCATAGCGTTAGACTGTGAATTTGAGAATACTCTTGCTGGTGCAGGGAAATTAACTAACTCAGGACCCTTTTCGCCTACAATTGATAACCCTTGTGCAAGACCACCATTAGCAAAACCTGGTAGATTCTTACTTAATGCCCAAGCTAGAGCAGTACCAGGTGCATAACCCATTATGGAATCATACATTTGGGATGTAATACCTTGTTTTCTTACTACTAAATCATATAACGCTTCAGGATTAGTATTAACTAATGCTTCTGTTATACTTGTTAGCTGGGCCTTAGTAATAGTAGTACCAGTTATACCTGTAGCAGTTTGTTGCCCATTAGCACCTGTTGTCAGCGTAGCTGCCACTGGTGCGGCTGTTGGGTTAATGTTTGTACCACCAGAAGCTACAGAACCACTAGCTGCTGAAGTAACTCGTGCAGCTTCTGTGTTTCCTTTAGCTGTTAGATACTGAGCTAGTAAAGTGGAAGTAGATGCGGTATTATCTTTAATTATATCTAATATTGTTACTTGTTTATCTAAAGCACTTAATTGCTTTTCAGCATCTGTTTGTTGACTATCTAGAGCACCGCTAACGGTATCTAGTATATCGAGTGCCATTCCGAAGTCTTGGGTATAAGTTTCAGAACTAGCGTATAGATTTCTAGAGGCTTCTAACCATGTATCAGTAGCACTTGGTAGTTTACTGATGGCGTTATCTCTAGCTTCTATTTCAGCTGCTGTATTAGCTGGACCTTGTGCAATTGCAGCAAGTCTTAATGCTTGTGATTTAGCTTCAGCATACTTCTGAGTTGGGTTTAGTATAGATTTATCGCCAACTAGTAACGAATCTCTATAATCTTTAAGTGCCTGACTAGAACTCTTTAGAGCTTTAACAGTTTCCTTAAGAGAAGAAGATTCTTTTTCGTATGCTTGTTGTAGCTGATCTTTTAGAGTTAGTTCATCTTCAAGAGCATAAATGTACTCTTGAGCTGGTCTTAATTGGGCATCCATTGCTTCTAGTTCTTGCTTTCTAGTGATTGCAAGTGCTGCAGCTGAATTACCTAATAGATTGTAGATTTTAACTTCTTGTGAGTTCTTTTGGTCTAGTAGTTTCTTTTCATCTTGTAGTCTATAGATTCTAACTTTCAAGGATTGATCAGTAGCTGATAGGCCACGCAATTCTAATTTACGTTTAGCATTTAAAGCACCAGCTGCATCGCCTTGAGCTTCTATCAATTCTACACCTAAAGCATCGGTTTTAGCTTGATCTTGTGCAACATATAAATACTTCTTCAATGCTCTTTCAGAATCCGTAAGAGTTAGTAATTCTTTCTCTCTTGACATGATTAAAGCATTGTAACTAAAGCCTAGTGCAGAAGCTATTTCACTTTCAATAGCTTTTAATCTTATACCATCTTGTTGCGCGTATATTAATATTTGAACTGCTTTTTCCTCTTCTGACATTGTAGCTAGTAGTTTATTTCTTCTAGCTACTTCTGCTTCTTGGAATTGGCCAACTAAATCCATAAGAATAAGTTGTTTATCAAATACCTTATTTGCATCTTCAACAGCATATACTAGTTTTCTTATAGTCTGTTCAGCTTCTGTTAAACTATTAAGTTCTTCTTGTCTATTAATTAATAATACTTCATAAGTTCTACCCTGTGCTTGTAATAACGCAGTAGTCTGTTTTAGAAGTTTAGCTTCATCTTCTTTAGCATATATTGTTTGTTGAAGTGGGATTAATACTTCAGACTCAGCATCAGAGAGTAAACGTAGTTTATCTATTTCTCTTTCGCGCTCTACATTAATTGCTTTTGTTACATTACCAGTAGCTCTAAGAATTTGTAGTTGTTTACCTAGTACATTTTCTTCGAATTCTTTAGTATGTGTTGCAACTTTATCGAAAGCCTCTGATACACTTATCAGATTTGCATAAGTGGTCTGACCTTCTACTGTTGTTAGGTTTAGTCCTAGGACTAAATCCTTGAATTGTTCTTTAGTAGTTATTGATGAGAAACCTAGTCTAGCCATTTCAGCTGTGACAGCTTTCTGTACTGGTGCTAATTTTTCTGCATCAGTTAAGAAACTATCTGTAAATTTAGTAGAATTCTCTACGAACGCATCTAAACCACCAGCTAATTCAATAATACTTTCTGACATTCTAACTGTAGCAACTGTTTGGTCTTCTGCGCCAAGTGCGGCTTGTGCAGCTGCTTCCTTGTAGCCAATACCCATAGCTTCAAATATTCTATTTACTGCATTATTATCTGCATCTAATCTAGATAGTGTAGTTAGTAAGCCTTCGCCTATTTTCTGAAATTCAGTTATAAATGGGTATACTGACTCTATCGCAGCGTTAACTGCAATACCCATTTCAGCTTGTAGCGCTTTAGTTAGTTCATCGCCTGTTAAGCCTTTTGTAGAAGCTTTAAAGTCTACAACTTGCTTACTTAAAGAATCAAAAATTTCTGATTGACTCTTACCGAATAAATCACTACCAATAGTAGTAATTGCATCAGCGGCTGATTGGAACATATTTCTAATAGTATCAACTACAGAGCCTTCTAAAGCTTTTTCTTGTGTAGAGAAACTATCTTTCTTTACAATTCCTAAGAAAGAGGATTTAGAAGTCTTAACATTCTCATACTGAGTTAGTTTACCAGCACCATTTAGTATGTCACCAAATGTACCATTTATCTTAATACCAGCATCAACTATTTCTTTACTAGTCTTTGTTAATCCAGTAGCAAAATTTACTGGGTTTATTTTAGCA